CTTCTGTCGCGAGCCTTTCGTTTTCTTCTGTCAGCTCTGCGCCACGGAGATTAACGCTAACGATAGTCCAAATCCGATTGAACTCCGCAATTCCTTCGTCGGTCAGCTCTTCCAAAGAGACGTCGTCGGATGCTGGGTTCAGATCAATTAGCGTGTCGAGCAGTCCCTGGAATCCCTCGCTGGTGAGAGTTGTTGATTTGACCGCTTCCTCGTACTCAGTAATCAGAGCGATGTGATCTTTATGTGTTTGGATTCTAGCCTTCTCGACGGCGTTCATATCGTCAATAGGCTTCTGGTGAACAGTCATTAATGCATCAAACTGCGCCTCGATCTCCTTGGCCTGGGCGTCAACCTGCTTTGCATATTCCATTGCGACTCGCTTCGCCTCTTTTCTCGCCTCGCTCAGTCTAGCCTTGGCTTGGCGGAACTGGTAGATGTGAGCCTTCGCCTCTTTAAGTCCTTTGGCTTCCGTGATGTCGAATACCAAACCCTTGCTCTCGGCAGTCAGCTTTTTTAACTGCTTAATAAACGGGTTGTATTCGGCCAGCATCGGAACGCTTCCTGCCGACGCGTCTGGTATTACGGCTGGAGCATTCGGTGTCTCAGTAAATTCCGCGTCCTCAATGTTTGGGTCTTGCTCTGGAACCATCTGAAACGGTACGGGCTCTAGGCCGGCAGGGAGATAGAGCGGGTGCTCCGGCGCAAGCTTTTGAGTCAGCCTGATGGCGTGAACATCACGCCCTGCTTTCAAGAGTCGATCAAGCGTTTCGTCGATCTGGCTTTTAGCCCAGACCTTCGCGCCCCAGGCCGCAACAATCATATCGGCGCATTCAACGGCCTTGTCAAAGTTCTTCCAGTGCTGAGGGCCTAGCAGGTTGGTGCCTGCCTTCTTGGCTTTTTGAACTTCCTTGATGTCGGTCTCTCGATAAGAAAACAAGTTCACGACCTCCAGACTGGTGAAGCCCCAGGCTTTGGCAAAGCCTATGCAGCGGGTTACGGTTGGATCGTTATCGTCCGCGTCCGCCGTCGAGGGGTTGCACATGATAAACAATACTTTACAGGCGGTAGGTGTGCCCTCTCCTTCTGCTACCTCGTCGATGATTCGACCCAATCGATATCGGTGTTTTAAATCTTTGCTGATAGTTGCCGTCTTTAATTGCATTGCCTTTTTCCTTCTCTAGTTAAAGCCGTTAATAAAACTGATTGTTTCTAAAATAGTTCGTTGGTTTATTCCTTGTCCATAAGCATATCGGAGGTCAGCTCGTCGATAATTCGACACGCTTGCAGGTTGGCCCCTTCTTTGGTTTCGTGGCTGGAATCCGTCAACAGCGCGATGGTTGTTGCTTGCAGCACGACGCCTAGCCTTCCCAGCTTGATAACTTCTTTTTGAAATTCTTCTGTCGTCATTAGATAATCTCCATTATCACATTAACGTGCGGATCGGTAGGCAGTGGCTTCCCCCGGTAGATATGTGTCTCGTCGATCTGGCAATCATCATCCATCCATCCAGCCGCCTCCAGCATGTCCGATAATGCTTTCTCTCGGTTGTTGATGTCGTCTTGGCGATAACCAACGAAGTGATATAGCAGCCAAACCCTCAACCGCGCAGCTCCAAACCCCTGACCCTTGCCGCCGTCCAAGTTTTCAAAATCCTGCTGCTTGAGTCTAGCCTTAGCAATCGGGCGAGCGACTTTTTCCCATTCGTTGTGCTGGCTCGATAGAATGAGTCTGGCCGCCCGTCGATTTTTCTTCGGCATTGCAACCGGCGTCCATAGCTCGTTGACTGATGGCGGCATCGGAAAGTTGCATTCAATCCTCACGAGTCGTCCTGCTCTTGCGCTTCTATGGCTGCGACCTGTCTGCCAGAAAAATACTCGTCCCTCATGCCTACCATATAGGTCCAGTAACCAGTGGCGAAAGGGTCGAGGTCTAGAAACTCTTGAGCCGTAATCACGTGGTCTAACGGATTTGTCTGGCTCATAATTTGGGTGCCTTGGCGCAGATAAGTGAAAAGGTGTTTTCTAGCGTTAAACCCATATACCGCCGGGTCCCTTTGGCGACATGCTCTTTGGCTTCCGGCGTCGGGTTAACGTATCGGTACTGCTGCTTGAGGAACATAAAGTCCCGGTACGCGAACGCGCCCTCTTCGACTACCATAAGTTTAATGTTGGCGCTCAGTTCCTTGCGGGCAAACTCGGCATTCTTATAGTCTTCGTTCTCGCTCACCTTTAGCCAGGAATCAACATAGACCTCTGCCTCTTGTCCTATCTCAAGGTTCGGGATAAATCGGTTTCGCTTAGGCCAGCCGCCGAATGGCATTAGAACAAAGAACGGTTCTGATGCGGAGCTTACTGTCCAGGCTACGTCCTCGCTCGTCAGGACTACGCGTTCTTTAAGCCACTCGGCAACGACGACCTTGGACCCTGGGCGAGCGTGAAGTTTTCGCCCGTTGTAGATTAGAGGGCCTTCGGTCTTTACCTTGTCGAGAGAAATTTCTCGCAACGCTTCCATAGAATCCTCGGCGTTTCTGAGAGGCTCTCTGGCAGCTTGGCACATGAGCCATTGATCTATATAGCTGTCGAGTAGGTTGTCGCCTGCCGCAAACCTGCGGGGCAGTTCGTCCTGTTCTTCTTGCGACCACTCGGGTCCTTCGTAATTACTCATAAACTCTCACCCATTTTTTACTTAGATTAATCATCCCGTTTTTGTCTAACGCATTGGAAAAGGGCATGGCCTCATCGATGTATTCGATAATCATTTTCTCGGGCACGGCCGCCAGCTCCAGGGCTACCCTCGTTTCTTTCAGGACTAGACCTGGATGCGCGGCTCCGCCGATTGCCGATATAGATATTGCTGCGCGAGGACATTTTAATTCGACGCCATAGTTTAGTTGCTTGCCCAAAGATGCCGCTTGTTTTTTTGCCGTAGGTTTATCTTGGTTGCGTTCGAGTCGGTCGGCCGTCTCTCGCAGCTCCTCGATTACATCAGCTCGATTACCGTTGCTGATGTAGTTGCTGATGCCAGGACTCCAAGGTCCGACGATCAGAACGATGTGGAGACCTGGAAATAAATCTTTGAGCAGCCCTATGGCTGATTGCATTAGTTCTACCGTGAATTGTTTTGTCATTTTAATCCATCCTGGTCGTGTAGGTGGAGCCGGTCTTGCTGTCACGGAAAGCGATCAGCTCGTGATTGTAGATTAAGATCTCGACCCGGTAGTTTTTGGTAATGGCCAGCGGCGCTATATCTGGATCGCCCGGATAGCTGAGCATTCCGCTTTTCGATAATGTCGATTCGTCCGGCTCAGGGCAGGGGAATCCGTAGGCGTCAAATATCGCCAGTCTTATCGCGTCAGCGTCGGTGCTTTGTTCGAGAGTTTGTCTTGCCCAGTCTAGTAATATTCCGCATCGCTCGCGCATCGATTCGATGCTGCAATCGTGAGCGCCTAGCGGGTCGTATTGGAGCATCACTTCTAGGTGGGTCTGCTGGTTCGAGTCTGTCATTGGTCTGCCTCTAGCGGTTATCAGGGAATAGATTTAACTAATCCGAATCGTATATACTACCGATAATTTAGTCAACCATTATCGTTAAAAAGAAAGGACAAGAGCCGGAGTTGACAAAGAGGGGGACGAGGTGCGAAGATCGCCTTCGCGATCTTCGACACCCCTGTCCCTTTCGCTATCCCTTTTCATCTTATCCCCTTTTACGTCAGGTCTTAGATCGTCCCTTCTGGCATTCATCCGTTTTCTCTTATCTTCTTGCAAGGGTTAGGTTGCCCGATAATATCGCAGACTACAGGCGGGGATTTGACGCCTACGGCTATCCCCGCCTTTCGTCCGCTAGTCTAAGTGGCTGGGCTTGGGCGCTTCGGACCTGACTGGGTGAGCTAGCCATTTGCTAGAGCCGACTTTGAAAAGCAGCTCGGACCTCTGCAGCATTTTGGTAATGTCAGCCGCTTCTCCTATGCCATCGTTTCTAGCTTTGTATTCTTCAGTAATCATTGTGCGAACTGACGCGGTGTATTCGATTCGACCGTCTGGCTCGATGCCCTGCCGATCTAGGACGGATGTCGTAATTTCAATAAGCAGCTTCTTGCCTGTAATCGTCTTGCGCTTTTGTTCTGCCTCGATGGTGATTTCTGGTAGGTCCGCATGAATCGGTTTGTCGATTACCTTGACTACCGGAACGATTAGATGGACGGGCTTACCGAACCAGTTTACTTGTTCGCCGAGATCGTTTTCTTCTAACTCAAAATAGATCGGCTCCCATTCCTTACCGTCTTTAATTTTCTCCGGCATGAGGTTGCGCTCGTAAACTCTGCCGGACCCCTGATCTTTTTGGGTGTCGATCCGAATCGCGTAATCTGACGACGCTCGGAAGACGGAAGATCCTCGAGCGGTGGACTGGTCGCCTTTTCCCGTATGGTGAATGAGGCAGACGTTTTTGATCTGGTGGTCGCGCATCAGGATCGAGAGGTTGGTGATGAATCGCTGGGCGTCCATCGTCGAGTTCTCGTCGCCTTCCATGTTTGCGGCCAGGGTGTCGATAAAGATAATGTCTGGCTGGTAGTCGAGGTTGATTAGATCTTCGCGTAACAATGCGACCGACCGATAATCGTTGATGGCGACTCGCGACTTGGTGACTCGAAAAGTTTTCCTCAGATCGGCGCCTGGGACCTTGTAATGTTGTAGCCAGCTACGAATCCGATTAAGGAAGCCGACCCGCCCCTCGCCGAGAATGTAAAGCACGTTGCCCTGCTTCGCGTCAAAGTCATGCCACGGTTTTCCGGAGGCTATCGACAAACCCATATCGCAGGCAACAAATGATTTACCAGATCCGCTAGCGCCGAACAGCATGCCGATACCTGATTTGGGAATGATGCCCTCTTGACCTGTTTCATCCTCGATCCAGTTGTCTTGTGCCGTTACTGGACTTTCGTAATCGACATCATCTATAATATGAATCACAGGGGAGTGGGTAGGCTCGTCACTGAGTTTCTCCACGATACGGTTTGCCTCGTTCTTGGATATCCACTCCCCTATCTTCTCCGATAAATGCGCCCTCGTTCTTTCCACCCCTATATCGTTATAGTCTCCGCATCCTGCTGACTCGTCCAAACTAATCGGCGGTTTTATTATCGGCCACTGCTTTCCTGTTTGCGCTTGAACCGCTGCTGCTACTCCGGCTCCTGTTGGGTGCGCCATCGATTCGTCGTAAACGTCAGGACAAAGTATTGCCGTCTTGCCCTGGGCGAAAAGGATCTCGGCGATGGCGGGGACGTTGCTGGTGGACATTGCGGCGTATACAGTCGCGCCCGTTGCTTCATGGATAGTGCAGGCGGTTGCATAGCCTTCGCATATTATCGGGAACTGATTTTTCGCTCCTTCAAGAATGCAAGCTCTGCCGCCCGACTTTCCTCTGAATCGTTTCTCTACCTCTTCGTGCTCGTTGATCCATATCCGCTGGTATGATTTAAACTCGCCGTTAGCAACATCGGACATCGGAATGATCAGCTCGCGGCCGGATCGTTTCGCCAAGTAGGGCTGGATGTGTTTGGCTGTTATGTAAGGATGCGTATCGACTTCTAGGTTGCAGTTGCCAAAGAATAGCACCGCTTCTTTTTCTTGTTTGGCGGCTAGCTCGTCTTGCTCCGCATGCAGCTTATCGATACGGTCTCTAAAATCAGACCGCTCTGTTTCGCTGATGCTGTCCTGGTTCGAGAACCAGTTCGCCTGCATGCCGGTTTTCCAGTTGCCGTAGGTGGCGCAAATTTTTTCGGGGCTTATATAGGAAGCTATTAGCCAGCCGGAAAGATCTCCGCGTCTGCCGTCGAGCATCTTATGCCGGTAGTATTTGTCAAAATATGGGACGTCGATTATGTCGTGACCGTTGCCGCGCATTTCTGCAACTAGATCTGTTAGGGTTTTCTGATTCGAGCTGGTTGGACTGTTGTTGTTATTGACAACATAGACGGCCATGCACTTCTCCTAATGTAAATTGATTTGGTTTGCCTTTCGCTTTCGCGAGAAGATATAGTAGCGCAGACCTCGGCGTCTTGGAAGTCAGGAGATGGCGCGGCACGGCCTGGCTCGGGAGTACTCGCCGTACATAAATAAAATCGTGGACACTGGCGGCTATATTATATAGTATGGTAATCCATCAATAGAAACGAGGCTACCAACATGGCACTACAACTGGCAGACCCTTCGGTCGGTCGAGGCTTTATTTTTACTTTTGTCGGGGAGGGCGGGCTAGGCAAGACGGCGCTAGGCGCCAGTTTTCCATCGCCGATTTTTATCCCGACAGAAGACGGATTAATCCCGCCGAACGTGGACCGTTTTCCATTATGCAAATCATCAGACGAGGTTATCCAACGACTTCGTGAAGTCGGGGCAGATCCCGACCAAGCAAACCGCACCGTCGTACTCGATACAATTACTCAGCTCAATATTCTAATTGAGCAAGAGATTGTCGATGGCGACTCGAAAAAACCTAAAAGCATTAACACCGCTCTTGGCGGATACGGTGCTGGACAGGGAGCAGTCTCAGCGAAGCACAAATTGATTAGAGATTGGTGCGGATTGCTGTCACAAGAGAGGGGTCTGCACATTGTATTTTTGGCCCATGCTACAACCGAGACTGTGAAGCCACCAGATCAGGACGAGTATTTTCGATACTCGATCCGCATGAACCAACGGTCGGTATCTCACTACTCGGACAATACCGATCTAGTCGGTTACGTCAAGCTGCAAACTTTTACTCGCAAGACCGGCGAGGGTTTGAACGAGCGAACCCTGGCTCAGTCTGACGGTAAGAGAGTTATTGCCTGCTATCCTCATGCGTCTAGCATTGCGAAAAACAGGTTCAACATTACCACTGACGTTCCATACGAGATGGGGCTTAACCCCTTTTCTCCATTGGTCGGCCAGTAATTAACTAACGATATTGAGGAGGCAGAGATGCCAGTATATGTTCAACAAGGACTAGAGCAACAGTCGCAAAGTTTTGAAGCGTTTCCGGCGGGTGATTACAATCTAATTATCTCGGATATTGCAGACGGCCCGTTCGGCAACGGCGCAGGCCACAAGGTTGACATCACTCTTGAAGTGATAGACGGCGAGTATAAGGGGCGCAAGATCTTCGACATGATCGCTCTGGTACATGTCAATCCGGAATGGGCGCAAGGCACGCAGGCTCGGCTAGATGCTATATGCGCGGTTGCCGGATTCCCATCCCTCGATGCGTTTAGTCAACTGCTTAACACGATGGTCCGAGCTAAAATTTTTATCGAGAAAGACAAGTCGGGAGAATACGATCCCAAGAATAAAATCGATAAGATTCTCGGTCCAGCAGTAGCGGGCGCTGCTCCGGCGTCTATGGCTGCTCCGGCGCCGGCCCCTCCCACTCAGATGTCCATGCAACCGCCGTCGCCTAACACGACGGTAGCGCCTCCCGCTCAGATGACCATGCAGACACCCGTTCAAGCTGCCGCGCAATCTGTGACGCAACCTGTGACGCAACCGGCCATGCAGCCGCCTGTACAGGCGACTATGCAACCGCTTGTTCAACCGGCCATGCAACCTCCCGTGCAGCCGCCTCTTCCCGCACAGACGGTCATGCAGCCGCCTGCTCCACCTGCTCCAGTTGCTGCGCCCGTTCCGCCTGCTCCGGTGGCCCGACAAGTCGCGATGGCACCTACCGGATATGACGATGGTTCCACGTGGGACACTGCGGTCTACACCGATACTGGCGAGTTCGTCGCGGTCGGCCAGCCGGGTTATGCGGCCCCGATAAACACGGTTGCGGCTCCGGCCCCAGACGATATCTTCGACGACGACATCCCGTTCTAGTCGATTTCGATTAGGCGGGCTTTCGACGAGCGGCTGTAAGACGGCCGCTCAGAGACGGCAAGCCGACAGGCTGGATTGCATCTAACGGATTAAACGAGGCGATTATGAGTTGTGAATATTGCGAAGACAGTAACGGAATTTCTATTTATCCCTACTACGGTTTGGCGCCTCACAGCCATTCTGTTGATCCAATAAGTCCTTCCGGATTGAGCACTAGATTTTTAAGCCCTCCCGACGCGCCTGCAAACTTCTCTCCGGATAACATGAGCGGCGGGCAATTAGGCACATACACTCACTGCCTGCTATGCGGGCAACCAGAGGACAGAGACTGATGGGAACCAAAACAGATCCGGGAGAGTTTGACTGCTACGGATCGGCAAAAGACGACGAGCCTATTTTTATTTTAAGGGCTAGCGACGAGCAAGCGCCGGATAGAGTTATAGATTGGGCGAATGATTACAGAGCGAAAAAGATGGCAAACAGTAAATGGACGCTTAGGTCTCGAGCTAAGTATGACGAGGCATTGGGTTGCGCCAAAGCCATGAGACGGTGGCTTAGAAATAACCGATAATGCCGCTACGAAACTACCAGCAGACGGCCTCCGACTTTACTATTCGAGATATCGAAAACAAGATTCTTCGATGCCTTATCGTTGCGCCGACTGCCTCCGGTAAGTCGCATATTATTGCCGACATTGCAAAACGTCGAAAGGGTCTTACTCTTTGCGTGACTCACTCTCATCACTTGGTATCACAGAACGCTGATAAGATCCGAGCGGTAGGTTTGAGGCCTTCGTTCTGGTGCTCCGCGCTGGGGCCTAAAGACGATACTGGCGATGTTATTATGGCGTCGATTCAGTCGTTGTTTCGCGACGTCGATCTTATCTCGCGGGCAGACACAATTATCGTTGATGAGTGTCATCGAATTTCAACAGAATCAACTCAGTACGGCGCGCTACTAGAGCACATGCGGGACGATGTTCCCATAATCGGGTTGACGGCTACACCGTTCCGTCTCGGGTCTGGCTGTCTGATTAACGGCAGCGACAAAATTTTCGACAGGGTGAGTTACGAGATTGAGATTCCGTATCTTATCGAGAATCAATACCTTGCCCCTGTCTCGAACCGATTTCCCAAGATAGACAACAACGCATATTTAAACCGACACAAGCTGACGGTTCGTCGAGGCGAGTACACGACAGAATCGATCCGTGATGAGCTAAGCGATTCTAAGATACAGTCTCAGGCCAGCCTAATACTCTCAGCATTTAAAGCGATGGGCCGGAATAAGGTCATGGTCTTTGCATCGAGTATTGTGCATTGCCAGAAGTTGCACCAGCAGATGAACCTAATGGGAATGCCGACGACTATCGCTCATTCCAAGATGGACGCAGAGCGATGCGAGGCCAACGTCCTAGCTTTCCGACGAGGTAAATATCAAGCCATGATAAACATGGAAATGCTGACTACTGGCTTCGACGATCCGCCGCTTGATTTTATTGTCCTGGCCCGGCCTACCAAATCGGCGAGCCTGTATATTCAGATGGTTGGCCGAGGAATGCGTATAGCTCCCACCCTCTCTGTATGTTATAATGAGTATCTTGAAAAGCGAAAGGAGAAGATGTTGTGATTGTGATAGATGGAATTGAGTATAAAGAAGTGATGTCTTGGTTGCCTGACAGGCGCAAGAAAAGCACACGGGCTGTCGCGGCAGTTTCTGCTAACGGTGTGGCTATCAGACTCCCTTATACTATGTGGTCCAAAAAGAACAAATGTTATTCGTCTTACCGCCTACACATTTACAAGCAGGGAACTAACAGAGGTAAGAATCGGCTTGATCCTATCTCGTGGAAGGGGACGTACAGATACGTGGATATTCGAGGGAAGGCTTATTCGGTTCATCGGCTGGTGGCTCAGGCTTGGCTTCCGAACGACGATGGTAAACCGCAGGTCAATCATATTAACGGTGTTCGCGATGACAACCGAGCCGCCAACCTAGAGTGGGTGACTAATGACGAGAACATGTCTCACGCTATATCGAAAGGGCTTTATGTCGTATTGAAAGGAGAAGATACGGCGCACCATAAACTAACCGAAGATCAGGTTATGGAGTTCAAGCTATCGATCAAGGACGGGATCTATCGGGGTCAGTTGGCGCATTTTGCTAAAAAATTCGGGGTCGGCATTACTACCATGAGCGAGATTAAAGCAGCCCGCTCATGGTCGCATGTCACAGCATGAAAGTTTATTTTGTTCTCTCGTCGGCAGACACTAAGGAGACGGTGATCAAAGAGCTGGCCGGAATGCACGAGAACGATGACGAGCTTATTGTAATGACTCCGAATGAGGCTGCTGGATTCCCTTTTGGCGACAGCATAGTGATGAGAGGCGTTTCACCCAGCAAAACAGATCTCAAGGTGTTAGACCTGGCCGGCTTAGTTGACGAGCATGGACCGATTGATATGCCCGACATTGAGGGTCAGGAGACAATCCCGCGAGGCACTAAAGCACCAGAAGAAATTCCAGAGGCTGAGGTTGATGCCGGACTCGATGGCGACACGCCCGAGGAGGTGACGATCCGGGTCCTCAGAAAAGAGCAGGACATCAGCCTCGAAGTCCATCAAGAGATCGACATTCTCGCCGGCAAGCCCTGGGACTCGCTGGTCGATCCAGATATGGCACAGGGATCGTTTATCAGGATTGCCCGCGCAACGTTACGCCCTGCCAAGACTCGGAACAATGAGACAACCTACATCCTGCAAGTCTATGGCCGCGACGCTCGATCAGGAGGAAAGGTTTCGTGCCGGCAATACTTCAACTTTTTTGTCGGCTCTAAGTACGCGAGGAAAAAGGCGCGAGATTCCTTCCGCCATTTATTTAAGCTAGAGGAGTTGCCGCTGTTCTTCTATCAGCACGAAGGATCTCCGGTGTCTCCGTCAGGCGAGTTGTTGATGGAGGATCGAGAGTACATTAGGACCGTGGATAGGCGAGCGAATGAGTTGCTCAAGTTCAAGATGGTAAAAATTCTAAACAAGAAGTCGGGCTATCCAGAAATGGAACAGTACGAAAAGCCACCGACGACAGGAGAGATAGATGTTACAAAGGTCAGCGGAATGGAATCGCACCCGAGCCACGTCAGTAACGGCTAGCGGATGTTCGGCAGTGCTGGACCTGTCGCCCTGGATTAGCAGGAAGGATTACCTCGAGCAAAAAGCTTTCGAAAGCGTTTACGGCGTCGGCCCTCGTCCCTCGAACGTAGCGATGGAGGACGGTATTATGTGGGAGCCGGCTGTTATCGAAATGAGCAAGCCGTTTGTTCTCGGATTCAATCCAAACCTGTACTACGCTGACAACTCCGGTAAGGCGGTCAATGGCGTATCGACTGAGTACCAGCGGCATCCAGAAATTCCTTTCCTCGGCGCCTCGCCTGATAAGCTTGTTTATGACAGGTCCGTCGCGGTTCCCGTTCAGCGGCAAGACGGATTGTTCGATTACAGAGACCTGTTGGTTTCTGGCTTAGAGGTTAAGAAGCAATTCCGCATGTCTAAGCGCGGACCCGAGGCGTGGTTCCCGTGCAAAGAGGTTGTCTATAATTACTGGTGCCAGTGTCAATTATCGATGGAAGTATTCGACGTGCCTCATTGGGATTTTTTTGTCGTAGGTCAGCAAATAACAAGTGATGAAACGTTGCCGGACGGATCTCCGTCTCACGTTGCCGCCTGGTCTCAGGGCGAGAGAGTCTATAGGGACAAGCAGTGGTTTGAAGATTCGTTGGTAGAGTTCGTGAAATTCATGGACGAGCTTGAGGCGACGATTGCCGAATTAAAAGCGAGCGAAACAGGCGGCGAGCCATGCCCGACGATCCCCATAATGCCGGCGCCAGAGGTAAGTCGGGCTGCTCATATCGAGGGAGAGTGGGACGGTGTAATCGAGGACGAGGAATGGGACGGAGTCATTGAGGACATTTGACCTGCGCCCTAATCATATATAGTATTTGAACATGACTGACCAGACCCCAAGCCAAAGACACACCGCCAAGCTCCGCGCCAAAGGCCGCTCGACCTATTTGATCTGGGTGCCGAACGACCCTGTATTTAAAGAGCGGATAAAAATCTACCGCGACAAGATCCTGCCGGAGTTTCTCAGGGACAATGACTATGATCCCAAGCTAAAAAAATGGATTCCTCGCAATGACTGAAAAAGAAAGCTCGACTCCAAAGAATCGCAAGATGAGAGTTGCCTCGATAATCCCTGACTCGAAAAACGCTAGGACTCACAGCGAGGCCCAGGTTGAGCAGATAGCGGCTAGCATAAAAAGGTTCGGTTTTAATAACCCTATACTGATAGACGAGAACAACGTCATCATTGCTGGGCACGGACGCTTCCTCGGAGCCATGAAGCTTGGCTTGAAGTCTTTGCCGGTTAGAGTTTTAAGTCACATGAGCAATGCAGAAAAGAGAGCCTATGTCCTGGCCGATAACCAGATCGCTCTCAATGCGGGATGGGATTTGAATCTGGTAAAGTTTGAGTTGTTGTCGCTGCAGGTAGAGGATTTTGATTTATCGCTTACTGGATTCGGTGAAGATTTTGTTGCGGATCTGCTGCGAGAAGAAACCGAGGGCCTGACTGATGACGATGATGTTCCCGAGGCTCCGGAGTTACCCGTGGTCGTGCTTGGCGATATCTGGGTGTTAGGCAACCATAGATTAATGTGCGGCGACAGCACAAGCATTGACGCGGTCGAGAGGCTTATGGATGGTGGAAAGGCTGACGTGCTATTTACCGATCCTCCTTATGGGATTGACTTTGCGCCGCAGCGCGGGACTCATGGAAAGATATTGAATGACGCGCTGGCCGGCTCAGCGTTCGAGGATTTTCTTGCTAGTGTCTTTTTTTGTGCCGATAGCGTGATGAAGCCGAACACTTATGGGTTTGTATGGACGGGGTGGTCTAATATCGGGGCTTTTGAAAAAGCTATTCAGCCGTTCTTTAAGATTCAAGCTCTACATATTTGGGTTAAAAATAATTTCGGTATTGGCTACTATTCTAGGCCAAAACATGAGCCGTTCTATTTGTGCTTGAGGGGTAAGCCTGATCGTCCGGTCAAGGCTCCTGCTGATGTATGGGAGTTTGCCAAGGTTCACAAGACGATCCATTCATGCGAAAAGCCGGTTATGTTGATTGAGAGCATCCTGGACGCTTATCACAAAAACGGCACTGTCCTTGATTTTTTCGGCGGCTCCGGCTCAACACTAATCGCCTGCGAAAAGACAGATCGTCAGTGTCGAATGATGGAACTAGATCCGACCTATGCCCAGGTCATCCTGCAGCGCTGGGCGGACTTTACTGGCAGAGATCCTGTCCGAGAAGCTGACGGCAAAGCGTTTAGCAAAATCAAGAGAAAGAAAAAATAGAGGTGAACCATGAACATGACGATAGAAGAACTTAGCAAATTGATACTTGAAAAAGAGGCTGCGATAAACAAGCTGCTTGTAGAACTTTGCGAGGAGGCCGATGGAGTCTCTGCATTTGAAGTCGAGGCGGTTGCCTATCGCACTATCGACGGGCCGGATGTTCCGGCTATTCGGATCGTGGGGAGGATTTGATGGCGGAGTCTTATCCTATCGTATCGATGCCGGTTCCGGGCGAGGTTTACAGGGCGCTTAAATGCCGCCTTGAGGCCGCCGGGTACGGACATGCAGTAAACGACGGGCGGCTAGATATGTCCGGAATAACTTTAACCGACGAGGATGAGGGCGACGAAGATGAGTAGCCCTGTCTACTTCAACGGCCGGTGCGATATTTGTCAGGCGTTATCCGTCGATCACGAAGAGGAGTGCGATCCTCTCGCGGTTCTGGCTACTCAATGCGAGATACGCGGGAGCTTACTCTAGGGCAGAAACGCTGGCCTACTGTGGTCACGTTCTGAGATTTAAATGCTCCGATTACCAGGCCAAGAAGCGCCGGTGTTACGCGTGCGAGAATTCTAGATCAGGCGGCATTAGCGTTATCGGCGATAGAGAGGTGTTCTTCTGGGACACCGAGCTGCAAAAACCAACATCAATGATTATAGAGGCGTAGGCAATGCAAGAGTACATATCGGCAGTACAGCGGTTAGGCGAGAAGGATCTGCGGGATAGGTTCGAGGCTGAGCGAAAGGCCGAGCGAGAGGAGGTCAGTCGCGGATCGGGCAATCGGAGCGAGCGCAGAGCGCAGGCCAAAATCGAAAAGAAGCAAGCCAAGCTGTTGAAGCGGCAGGCCGAGAGGGTCGAGGTCTAGCATGGTGGCGATCAAAATACCTAAGCAGACTGTAGCCGGAAAAGCTAAAGCGAAGGCCGCAGCGAAGGCCAAGGCAACCCCGAAACAGCCTGCCGCAAAACCGACTAATAAAAGGAAGTCGAGAGCCAAGCCGAAAAAAGCCAAGCCCCTTCCTAAAGCTGTTGGCAGGCCGGCGATAGTGCTGGACGTTGAAACGACAAGAACGCTTGCAGCTCAAGGGCTTACCGAGCAGCAGATAGCAGACGCCATGAAGGTGAACATTAAGACACTGGTGGCTAACCGGAAGCGGTACGAGGATTTTCAGGCAGCACTAACGGAGGGTAAAAGTCAGGGCATAGCGGCGATGACGAATGCTGTGTTTCGGATGGGGACGGCCGGCAACTTCCAGGCCGCTAAGTATTATCTGAACAACCGAGACCCTAGCAACTGGAAGGAGCGAGTCGATCATCATGTCGAGGGCGACATTGCTGTATATGCTGACGAGGCGGATCTTCGGTTGGCAGGGTTAATGAGGGAAGAGGAATGATTTTTTGGCTCACCATCTTAGGGCTGGCTTTCGGGCTATGTTGTGTTATCTGCCTTGTCTCGTTCGTTGCAAGATGCGAAGAGGACTGGTATTGCGATCCGTCAGAAGAGTGCGAGCAGTGCGACGAATTCAGGAAAAGAAGGCGACAATACAGGAGTCATGAATAATGTCAGCAGTTAGCGATTACGAAAAGCTAATGACCGATCCACGGCAAGAACCTTACCCGCATTCAGGCCACACGCATTGCCAAGAGTGTGGAGAGCCGGTATCGGAGCACGACGAGCTTTGCCGCTATGCCGAGTACGTTCCCGAGAGAGGGATAGGCGACCTTGATGAGAATGAAATCGAAGCCCTCCAGCGTGCTTACCTTGAGGTGTCGGCGGATCGCGATGCTATGCGGCAGCGGTTGAAAGAGCGCGCCAACGATGTCGATCTGGCCGCAATGAAAGAAGAGAAGTTGGTATTCACAGGATGACCCAACATGATGAGGTGAAAGGCGATGAGTGAATTATTTTCAGACCTAAAGCATACGCATAGAGGTTTCAGATATTACGAGTTTTTTGACCATTACGGTGAGCTATGTACTCTACAAAAATCGAGCCTTGCCACAGAGGATGCTGTTTGGCTGGGAGTAGATAAAGCATTCCCTAAAAAGTTAGTCCAAAACCAAGGCTGGGTGATCGTTGATTTGCCGGAAGGTGTCGAGATCAGTTCTCGGATGCACCTAACCCGTCAACAAGCGAAGGTGTTGGCGAAGCAGTTAAATTATTTTTCCGAAACTGGAGAACTGCCGGCCGTAGCTTTGTCTGACAACGGGGAGAGGGGTAATGAGTAAGAAAAACCCACCTATGCACTTTCACGAATTTGGGCGAATGCTTTTAGCTTGGCGATTGTCTAGCGATGGTCAATGGGCGATTGATGGTGAGGTGATTAGGTTCAGACTGGGGATGATCAGTGACGGTAATCATAAGGCGCTACAGTTGATATTTTTCCCCATCATTATCTCGATAGGTTTTATAACACCAGACACTGGAGAGGGTAAATGAGCTATAAACAAAACACGTTAGGAACCGAAGACGCGCACAACCAACTCGCAATAATAACGCACAGGATAAAGGGAGGGTGTGAATGAAACTATACACCGTAAACAGTTGGTACGACGTAGACCTGCTTTGTAATGATGACGTCGATTATATTGATAGCAGCAAACTTCTTGTTGATTATGAATCCTATAAGTTACTAAAGGCAAGAAATGTGGAGCTTGAAGCTGAACGTGACGCTATGCGGAATAAGCTAGATGAGTGGGACGAATGGTCAATCAGGTTCAAAGAATGGGGCAATGCCTACCCGCTAGATATTTTCCCTGAAGTAGAAGATTGGGCAGCGGTACGCGAAGCCTTGCAGAAGGATGGGTTAACCATCGGCAGAGTTAGCGCCTCGTGTATGCGCCATGTAATTACAACTCTGATAAACATGCTACCCATACCACAGGATAAAGGGAGTGATGTATGAGATACGAACCATTAAAAAAGCTCGCTCAAATTGAGGACGGTGACACCGTTAAGACTACATTCAAAGGAGAGGTTGAAGTGTGGCGCGATGTAACTGTGCTACACCCAAATTCCAAGAGCGAAGAAATATTACTGGATGCACACCAGAATATTTATTTCATCACCGGCATGGCCTTAGAAAACCAGTCATGGGCCAGCGAGGTTATGGTCATGCCAAGTTTGGATAAAGGGAGTGATGAACAATGAATTGCTGCTCACAAATGGTTAGGACGTGGGAAGAGACTCAAGATGGCAAATATCCGGCAAGTGAACATAGCCCCGCGTGCGACCAATACACGCTGAACGCATACGCTGTTGTAGAAGAAGAGGATCGTTCTGTTGTGATCGAGGTATCCCAGGTCAGCGATTGGATGGCCGCTCTCATTCAAGACTACCAAATGTATCCTACCGTCAGCGTTATTCAGCTTACGGAAGATCAATTTCACAACATGCAAGAACTGGACGGATAGATGATCATTTTGATTTTGGATAACTGGAGTGATGTATGAGTGAAAGTAACGTTGTAGAGAACCGATCCATATTTCTAGCCGCATTACGGTCAGGCGAGTATAAGAAAGGCGAGTTTGTTAAGGGGCGGGATCAACCGCCAGAAGGGGCGACAGGGTTTTGCGCGATAGGTCTGCCGTACACGTTGTTCTGCAACAATACAGGGCCGGTTGTGGCAGGGCTGAGTAAGCATTTGGCTCTAACAGCACAACAGATAAGTTTGATTCAGAATGAATGGAATGACAGCCCGTTAACATTTATTGAAATAGCCAACAAGATTGAAGCTGAAATATTTGGGTTTACCGCACAGGATAAAGGGAGTGATGAAAAAGTTTAGCGGGTGATCTGGCTTCCCGATTTAAGCCGGAACTATTAGAGGTAAAACCTAATGGAAGTTAAAGAAACAGAAGAAGCGATAAATACCTTGGCCAATAAAGCCATTGGAAACGACACAGATTCAACTGATGCGATGAGGTTTACGCAATCAGCCCTGAATCTGGCGCACGCGCTTGCGACGATGGATAACATCGGCAAGTAGCAAACCTGGCGGGGCTTAACGGCTCCGCCTACACCGGATAACGGGAGTGGTGTATGAGTCACGAATCATTAGGCAAGTCTGACGAATGGTACACGCCTCACTACATTTTTGAGGCGCTTGACTGCATCTTTGATTTGGACGTTGCCCCAGCCCGCTACGGTCAATCCTTCGTGCCCTCTATTTCAGACGTTGGTGGTGATGGTTTGGCGCATAAATGGACTGGCTTTGTATGGATGAACCCGCCGTTTGGTGGTCGTAATGGCCTTATACCTTGGTTAGATAAGTTCTTTTATCACGGTAACGGAATCGCGCTCACACCAGACAGGACTAGCGCCCCTTGGTGGCAGGACGCAGCTAACAAGGCTGACGCAATTTTAATGGTCTCGCCCAAGGTTCGATTCGTTCGTCCTGACGGCTCAACTGGGGATAGTCCCGCCAACGGAACAACGTTATTTGCCTCGGGCGAGGGGGGTGTGCGGGCTCTACAGAGAGCGCGGAAACTTGGCGTGTATCTAGCACCAAAGGATAAAGGGAGTAACGAATGGTGAGGAGCTTTTTGCTCGGGCATCCGATTGAGATTGTAAACGACCATTGGACCTACGCTGACACGGGCGAGCCGGTGCCGGAGAAATTCAGCAAACGACCCTGCGTTCATTGCAACCAATTTCAGGGCGCCAATGGCCATGACCCGTGTTTGGGCGAGATACCCGGCGTAAGGAATGCATGTTGCGGCCATGGGGTTATTGAATGTGCCGGCGTCCAGTTTTCATTCGGCCGGCCAACTTTGCGCGGTGCTGCCGCCATGAAGTTTTTCAAAGGGATCGGGCGGGCCGAGTAGGTCTGCCAGGAAAATAAGTTCTGATTGCCTTGCACTGTGACAGGTCACGTGTATAATAGAACACATACACAGGCAAACAGGGAAACGAGAAAATGAGAACATCAGCCCACTTCCAGAAAAATGAATTTGGACTTTTTGACATAATTGATGACAGGAATGGAGAAACAGTAAAAAGAGGAATTAAGACCATTAGCAAAGCAGCAGCTTATGTTGATTATTACAACCAGGAGATTTCAAAAGCAGAATCTTTTTGGAGGGAGCAAAAGTGATTTTAGAAACTGCAGTTTCAAGCCTAATATTGGAAGCCATCAGACCCTACTTCAATCGAGTTTTCAAAAAGAAGAATAACAGGCAAGCAATCTCAAAAATGAAAAAGGACATGCCCACCTTTCAGACAGTTGGTGAGCTTAGGACTCTGCTTGATGCCTTCACTGATAACACGCCTGTTATGAGTTCAGGATATGAATATACGCATATTCAGATCATAGATTGGCTTGATGAAGGGCGGATCTGTTTTGGAGGCTCAAGCCACCTATCAGAAGACCTGGGAAGATAACAACTTTATTTTCTCCAACCCCTTGCACTGTGACAGGTCACGCCTATAATAGATCAAACATACAGGCAAACAAGGAAACGAGAAAATGAGCACAGAATTAATCGAAGAAATCAAAAACGAAGAAGACGGCTTAGCCGCATTGATCATGGAAGGAAACCAAAAATACAACTACAGAGTAGTTCTTCGAGACACCGACGCCGAGGAAACGCTTAAAGTTATTTTTTGCCACAACTACATCGACGTTGAAAAATACGCCAAAGAGTTTTTATTTGGAGAGGTAATTTAATGGCTGCAACAGCCAACGAACGGAAGCGCCAGGAACGCAAGCGCAAGCGCGAAGCCGGTCTGGTCAAGGCTGAATTCTGGCTAACCCCTGAACAACGGCAAAAGTTCAAAGAGTTGTTGAAGGATATGGCATGAAGCCAAGAGCAGGCAGGACGGCAATAGTTTGACGGGCGATCCGGCTACCCGGTTAAACCCAACAGCTAGGAGCCGCTTAATTGCGGCTTTGTTGGTAAGGGAAGAGCGATGTCTTTTTTAGGCTGACTATCTACCCTTTAATGAGCACGACCGCTCCCCGCTGAAAGCTGGCTGCTAAAGCCAGTGGAGGGGAGCATTATTGTCACGACAGAAGTTATCAGATTATAATCGGTCATGGCAGCGGCAAACTTACTCCTCAAATCGATCAGCACTAAACAGAAGCCTTTCCACAAGACGGCCAAAATTCTGCCGTTTAAGAAGACGCCAAAGCAGGTGCTAGCAACAGAGCTGCAGGCAGACATTAAGAACGTTCTGCTGGTCGGCGGGAGTCGCTGTATCGCTGGCGATTCGATTATTGATGGGCAGACCAAGACAATCGCGGAGCTGTCGCACATAGGCAAGCCGGTGGCGGTGCGAACGTCGCATGGCTGGCAGATGGCCGAGGCACCATTCCTGAAAGGCGCTGACAAGCTTCTGGATGTCGTCACTGATAGCGGCAAGAGAATCGAGGTCACAACAGATCATCGATTCTGGAATGGCGCGGCATGGATCAAGGCCGAGGCGCTTTCTGTCGGGGACCCCTTAGCTTGCACATATTCGCAAAGCCCTGGGGCGTCCAGTTCGGACGCTTGCCTTTTAGTGTCGCTCGCAGATGGTCGGCGTTCGATGCAAACAGTCTCAAGTTTGATGGGGCGTTGTTCTGATTATCTCCGTCGATGTGGTCGACGACTTCGCCATTATTTATTTTCCGCCCAATCATGTCGTGCATCGTTATTCGGTGAACCGGCGCGTATCCGTTCGGGTCTGTTGGTTTGTCTCCGCGCTTTGCGAGCGCCCGAACTAGATATCCGTACTCACTATCTATTGGCACTCGCTGGAGGACATAGCCAGATCGATCAAGCGTCAGCCCGCCTTTCCAGGCAGGGTGCGACCCCATTAGTTGAATCTGCCGTTCAATCGTCAACCCTCGTTTCCTCGCAAACTTCCGGACTGTCTCCGCGTTTATCCCGCCAAGCGCTGCCGCTATCTGGTTCGCTGTATGCCCGTTTCCGATCATGGTTATCACCAAGCCTGGATCTCCTATCTTGCCCGTCCGCTTGTCTCGCATTGAATGACACTCCTCTGGATAGTGGTTATCGAATTGAAAAGGTTTTAAGCATAACACGAACCGCCTTTAAAAATTACTACACTTTGCACGTTCCAGGCAGCGAGCAATATTTCGCGAACGGCATCCTGCATCACAATTCCGGAAAAACCTTTATCACAATCCGCAACATCATTATGCGGGCCTCGCTCTGTCCTAACTCGCGTCACATCGTTTTGCGCAAGCACTTCAACGCACTCAAGCGGGCCGTCGTTCTCGACACCATGCCTAAAGTTTGGAGCCAGTGCTTTCCTAGTCTGCCATCTATGTCGTCTTGTCTGAACAAGCAAGACTGGTATGTCGAGCTGCCTAACGGGTCTCAAATTTGGTTCGGCGGCCTGGACGATAAGGAGCGAACGGAGAAGGTCCTCGGCACCGAGTACAGCACGGTATATTTTAACGAGGCGTCTCAGTTGTCATGGGATAGCATAGCAATGGGTATGACGCGCCTCGCTGAAAATTCAGGGCTCCCGCTGCGAGCTTTCTTCGACTGCAATCCGCCAACGTCAAAGCACTGGTCTTATCAGCTTTTCATACTAGGCAAGATTCCTAACGATCCAGAGAAGCTTGACGTTGAAGATTTTGAAACAGAGTACGCGCATCTGTTTATGAACCCTATCGACAACATGGACAACTTGCCCGAGGACTACCTCAAGATCCTCAAGGCATTGCCCAAACGTCAGCGAGAGCGATTCCTCCACGGCAAATTCTTAACCGATGTCGAGGGGGCGCTCTGGGATATGGATATGGTCGATGCGGCCAGGGGTAAAGACGAGCCAGAAAGCCTGATTCGAAAGGTGCTGTCCATTGATCCAGCGACCACGAACGAAGAGGAGTCGAGTTTATGGGGTCTGGTCGTGGCCGGGATTCATCACGGGGATATGGTCGAAACCGCTACTGAATCCGGCGTTAAACTGATGGAGCAGTTCGAGGGTCATGTATACAAGGACGTTAGTTTTAAAGCCTCTCCTAACAAGTGCATAGTAAAAGCGATCCAGATTTACAATCAGGAGGAGTGCGACGCGATAGTCGTAGAGACCAACCAGGGCGGGGACATGGTAGCGGACCTGTTGCGGTTAAATGGCTACAAAGGTAAGATCGTAAAAGTTCGCGCCTCAAGAGGTAAGTATGCTAGGGCAGAACCAGTATCGGCACTGTACGAACAGGGGCGCATTAGTCATGCAGAAGGACTGTCGGAGCTAGAAGATGAGCTTACAACGTACACTCCTTTCAATTCCAAGAAAAGCCCTGACAGGCTCGACGCATTGGTCTGGGCACTCACCCATCTATTCCTCGGCAAAGCAACATTCAGTTGGGATGATTTAATATGAATTTCGGACGCAGCAACGGCTCAGATCTAATCAAGGCTCCCGACGGATTCGCGCGGGTCTTTGCTGGTAAGCGAGAGACTCCGGCGCTAGGCACCCTGGCGCTGCTGGAGGGCTACAATTCCTTTCCGTGGATTCGAGCGATCAGCGATAAGATCGGTCACGGCATCGGTTCTACTAAATGGGAGTTGTCGGCTGGCGATCTAGAGATCGACAACCATCCCATGCTAGATCTTTTAAAGAGACCCAATCCTGCGATGTCAGGCATGGCGTTTTTTAAGTGGAGCGGGACCGTCTTCGCTCTAACGAATGAAATCTTCTGGATGATCGAGCGTAACGCTGTCGGAATGCCTATCGAGCTTTGGCCTATTCCCCCTCATTGGGTCGTTGACATACCGAAGTTCACCGCCGATGGTGGCGAGTACGAGCTGAGTTTCGGCGGAGTAAGGACCAGAGTACCGGAGATGGATGTTATCTACATTCGCGACTTCTCCCCAGCGAACCCTTACGGCCGATCTAGCTCGCCCGCGAAAGCTCTAGGCGACGAGATAGAGTCCAATGAGTTTGCCTCCAAGTACGTCAAATCATTTTTCATGA